TACGTGGAGGTGCCGGACTTGCTTATGATCAAATGTAGATGAGTAAAAACAAAACACAATGGCTATTTTGCTATTGGGATGAGCCAGAATTTAATTATAAACCAATAAATAAAAAGAATGAAAAATCAAGTAGTAGTACCAGTAGGAATGAAGCTTCTAATAAAGGAGATAAAACCTGAAACTAAAACTAAGTCAGGATTATACTTACCTGAGATAGCACTTAAACAAACATTTCAAGGTAAAGTAGTGGGTAGAGGTGATGAGGTAACTGAAATACAAATAGGTGATGTTGTTCAATATGCAGAACATGCTATGCCTACACCAATGAAACACCAAGGAGAAGATCATTTGTTATTACAAGTAGGTGATGTATATGCTATCATAAGATATGAGTAGAATCATACCTACATATGAAAATGGAAAGTGGGATGTAACATCATTTGAAAGTGATGAAGACTTTGCAGAATATCTATATAGTATTTTTAAAGAACCTGGTAAATATAACTTTACCAAGATAGCTCTTGAATTTAATAAAGAAGCAAGAGTATTTAATGAGCAAGGGTTTTATTGTAATAAGCCATTTAGGTCAAAAGATTTTACTGCTTATTGGGAAGATCAAAAAAATAAATGTAGAGTAGGAGTTATATATAAAGATGGTGATGATCAATGGTATTTAACTAGAGATTATTATATGTGGCTAAACTTTTTACCAATCTTTGATAAAGAAGAAAAGCATTATGGTTTTGCTAAGGTAAGAGATGCACAATATCACATGGCTTTGTATGAACTATTAGCTGAATTAAATAATCAGCATTCTGCAATACTTAAGAAACGTCAGATAGCATCCTCATATTTTCATATGGGTAAGATTATAAATCAATATTGGTTTGAAGAAGGTTCAATTTGCAAAGTAGGAGCATCATTAAAAGATTATATTAATGATAAAGGTTCATGGAAGTTTTTAGAAGAATATAAAACATTTCTTAATGAGCATACTGCATGGTATAGACCAAGTAATCCTGAAAAAGTTTTACTATGGCAACAGCAAATTGAGGTTAAAGTAAATAATAGAAAAACATCAAGAGGTCTTAAATCAAAGATTCAAGGTGCTTCTTTTGAAAAGAATGCTACCACAGGAGTAGGGGGTCCATGTACATACTTCTTTCATGAGGAAGCTGGTATTGCTAAAAACATGATGCAGACATATGAGTATTTACGTCCTGCAATGTCATCTGGTATGATGACTACAGGTATGTTTATAGCTGCTGGATCAGTGGGTGATTTAGAGCAATGCGGTCCATTAAAAGAAATGATACTTAATCCAAGTGCTAATGATATATATGCTGTAGAAACAAATCTAATGGATGCTGATGGAACAATTGGTATGGCAGGGTTCTTTATTCCAGAACAATGGTCTATGCCCCCTTATATTGATGATTATGGCAACTCACAAGTTGAAGAAGCAATAGAAGCAATAGGATTAGAAAGAGCAAGATGGAAAAATGAATTAAGTGGTGAACAGTATCAATTAAGAATATCACAGAAACCTCTTAATATAGGAGAAGCATTTGCATATAGAAAAGAGTCTGTTTTTCCACAAGGTATCTTAAGCAAACAGCTTAAACGTATTGAAGAGAAAGAATATGCATATGAATTAATTGAATTAGATAGAGATCAAACTGGTATAGTTGCAAAACGAACAAAAAAATTACCTATATCAACTTTTCCAGTAAACAAAAAAGAAATTGATAAAACAGGATCTATTGTTGTATGGGAAAGGCCAGTTAAAAGCCCGGCATTTGGTGCATATTATGGATCAATTGACCCTGTGTCAGAAGGGAAGACAACAACATCAGATTCTTTGTGTAGTATTTACATTTATAAAAATGCTACTGAAGTAACAAGAACAACTGTGTCAGGTGAAGTAGAACAATTCATTGAAAAAGATAAAATTGTAGCAGCATGGTGTGGGCGTTTTGATGATATAAATAAAACTCATGAAAGATTAGAAATGATCATAGAATGGTATAATGCATGGACAATTGTTGAAAACAATATTTCATTATTTATACAGCATATGATTGCTAGAAAAAAACAAAGATATCTTGTTCCTAAACAACAAATACTTTTCTTAAAAGATCTTGGATCTAATAGAACAGTATATCAAGAATACGGATGGAAAAATACAGGTACATTATTTAAGAGTCATTTGATATCATATGCAATAGAATTTTTAAGAGAAGTTATTGATGAAGAGCTTGATGAAAATGGTAATGTAATGCAACAAACATTGGGTGTTGAAAGAATACCAGATCCAATGTTACTTAAAGAAATGTTAGCATATTATCCAGGATGGTAGAAGAATGGGGCAAAAGCTGAAAGCGGGCCTACATTTTCTAGCTTAACACAACCGGTTCAGTTTTTACCTTATAAAAAAAAGGATGATGATTGGGCTGCATGGAATTTAGATTGGTTAGAACTTCAAGGCATTGAATTCCTACGTGTAAATTCTAGAAGGCTTTTAAAGAATTATAAGTTAGCTAAAGGTATAATTGATAAGACTGATTATATTGTTGAACCAGATAATGAATACAAAGATTTAATGGACGTTCTTACAGCTGAAAATGACTCAGCTTTAGAACTTAAATTTTATCCTATTGTACCTAATGTAATAAATGTATTAACAGGAGAATTTGCCAAAAGATATTCAAAGGTACAGTTTAGAGCTGTAGATGATGCATCATACAATGAAATGCTTGAGCAAAAGAAAATTCAAATAGAAGAATCTTTATTGGCTGATGCAGAAGCAAACTTAGTACGTAAAATGATTGAGATGGGTGCTGACCCTGGATCAGAAGAAGCACAAAAGCAATTATCTCCAGAAGGTTTAAAATCATTACCAGAGATTGAAGACTTTTTTAGTAAGTCTTACAGAAGTATGGTAGAAGAATGGGCATCCCATCAACTTGCAGTAGATGAAGAAAGATTCAAAATGCAAGAACTTGAAGAAAGAGGTTTCCGTGATATGCTTATTGCAGATAGAGAATTTTGGCATTTTAGAATGTTAGAAGATGATTATGATGTAGAGCTTTGGAATCCTGTATTAACTTTCTATCAAAAATCTCCTGATCAAAGATACATTGCAGATTCAAACTATGCAGGTAAAATTGATTTAATGACTGTATCAGATGTAGTAGATAGATATGGTTATTTAATGGATTCCAAACAATTAGAATCTCTACAAAAGATATATCCTGCTAGATCAGCACAATATCAAGTTAGTGGATATCAAAATGATGGTGCATATTATGATGCAACAAGATCTCACGAATGGAATACCAATGCACCGGGATTAGGTTACAGACAATTTACATCTAACTATTGGAATGATCCCGCTAGAGGTGGTGATATACTTAGTGAAATACTAGATGAGAATGAAGATGTATCTATGTGGGGTGAAGGTAACCTAATGAGAGTTGCTACAATATATTGGAAAACACAAAGAAAAGTTGGTCATCTTACTAAAATTGAAGATGATGGTGAAGTTACTCAAGAGATTATAGATGAGACCTTTAAGATAACCAAAAAGGCCATATATGATACTTCTATATTTAAACAAAAGTCAAAAGATAACTTATTACAAGGTGAACATGTTGACTGGATTTGGATTAATGAAGTATGGGGTGGTGTAAAAATTGGACCAAACTTACCAGCTATGTGGCAATCTACTATGGGTGATAATATTAATCCTATTTATTTAGGTATTAATAGAACTAAGCCTGGAAGATTACCATTTCAGTTTAAAGGAGATACATCATTATATGGGTGTAAATTACCTGTAGAAGGTAGAGTATTTTCTGATAGAAATACTAGATCTACTTCTTTAGTAGATTTAATGAAAGCATATCAAGTTGGATATAATATGGTTAATAACCAAATTGCTGACATTCTAATAGATGAATTAGGAACAGTAATAATGTTTGATCAAAATGCTTTACCACGTCACTCAATGGGTGAGGATTGGGGTAAGAACAACTATGCAAAAGCATACGTAGCAATGAAAGATTTTCAAATGCTACCTCTTGATACATCTATTACAAATACTGAGAATGCAACTAACTTCAATCATTACCAGACTCTAAATATGGAGCAAACTAATAGATTGATGTCTAGAATTCAACTTGCAAATTATTTTAAGCAACAATGTTTTGATGCAATAGGTATTAACCCACAACGTTTAGGTGGAGCTGTCTCAGCTCAAACCGCAACAGGTGTTGTTCAGGCTATGCAACAATCATATGCACAAACAGAAATGTATTTTGTACAACACTCTGATCATTTGATGCCACGTATCCATCAAATGAGAACTGACTTAGCACAATATTATTATAGTACTAATCCAAGCGTTAGACTACAATATATATCTACAGAAGCTGAGAAAGTTAATTTCCAAATTAATGGTACGGATTTATTACTTAGAGACTTTAACGTATTTGCAACAACTAAGACTAATCATAGAGCTATATTAGAAAACTTAAAGCAAATGGCATTAACTAATAATACTTCAGGAGCAAGTATTTATGAGTTAGGTAATATAGTTAAAGCAGACTCAATTGCAGAAGTATCAGATATACTTAAAGATTCTGAAATTAGAATCCAGAAGCAAAGACAAGAAGATATGCAGCAACAGCGTCAAATGCAAGAGCAGCAACTTCAAGCTAAGCAACAAGAAGAACAACAAAAACTTCAAGTTGAAATGTCTGAAAATGAAAAAGATAGACAGAATGATGTGTTACTAGCTGAAATTAGATCAGCCGGATATGGGTCAATGGTTGATTTAAATCAAAATCAACAATCTGATTATCAAGATGCTATGAAGGATATAAGAGAATCTACACAGTATAGAGAGCAAATGAATTTTAAACGCCAAGAAAGTGCTGTTAAATCTGCACAAGAAAATAATAGATTGAGCGTTGAAAGAGAAAAAATTGCTGCATCTAAACAAATAGCTGATACTAAACTTCAAATTGCAAGAGAGAACAAAAATAAGTATGATGTCAAAAATGAGAAAGATAAAAAGTAGCGTTAGCTATATACTGCAAAAAACTTTCACTTTTATTAAAATTTTTTAAGTTTAACTTGACAATTATATTAGAAACATTTCTTATATTATATATGTAAGAAGTTATTAATATTAAAACCAACAAATATTATGAGTACAACAACAGAAACACAGCCTGTGAAAAGTAACGTAGCACAAAATGTAGAAGTTAATTTAGATGAGATATTCAACGCTGCTCCAAGTGGTGCTGATATGATTCAAGATAATAAATCTCAACCTAAAAATATCTTCTCAGGCTTAACTGAAAAAGCTGATATGTCTTTTGCAGATCCTGATAATGACGATGCTACTGATGTATTAGCTAAGTCAGAAGAAAAAGAAGAGACTACGGAAGAAGTAAAAGATGAAGTAAGTGAAGTAGTTGAAGAAAAAACTGAAACCTCAACTGAAAGCGTTGAAGAAATCTTTGGTGAACTTGGGCAAGAAGAAACTGAAGAAGTAGAAACAAAAGAAAAAAGAGGAAGAAAAACTATATCAGGTATATCTGATGTATTTTCAAAACTTATCAAAGATGATAAGATAGTTCCTTTTGATGATGATAAAGAACTAGAAGATTATACTGCAAAAGATTGGGAGGAGCTTATTCAAGCTAATTTAGAAGAAAAAGCTAATCAAGTTAGAAGAGAAACTCCAAAACAATTTTTTCAAAGTTTACCTCAAGAATTACAAAAAGGTAAGTTAGGTGATATTAAAGTAGATAGAAAGACTCAAGCTATGTTATATAATGGTTTAGTTCAGCCTAATTACCCATCAGTAAGTGGGCGTAATACTAATTTATTAGGGCACCTACTTGAAAAATATCAATTTGTGGAACCTAATTATGCATTAATTTCTGAAGCCTTGTGGTTATTACAAGATCCAACAGGATATAAAGCAAAGATAATGGATAAGGGTGCACAAAAGAGTGTTGAGAAGACGGTTAGAAAATTAAAAAGTGAACAATCAAATGTAGGTGGTGCATCATTAGGTGTAAACCAAGCTGAAAAAGAATCTACAAAGAGAAGCACTAAAAGAAAAATTCAAAGACCAACCAACATATTTAAACGAATTTAATTAAGTAAATTAAATATATAAACAGTAAATTAATTATTAACAACAAAAACAATCAAAAATTATGGCAACTCCAGTTTTAAATAATGGGATTTTCCTACGTGATACAAGCTACAAAGCAAGTTCACATGTTGATTCTTATCACCTTACCCAAATGCTTGGTAATCCTGAGCCTATGGATATGGGACCAATTGATCTTTGGGCTATGACCCAAAAGGTAGAAATGCCTTTGTATCAAATGGCTTCTTTTGGTGGAAAGAATACTATCATGGTGGATAACGCTAGAGGTGAGTACAAGTGGCAAACTCCTATTGCACAAGATCTTCCCTACATTGTAGCGGATATTGAACCAGGTAACGCAAACAAAGGTGTAGATGGTACAACATTTAAGATCAAAGTTAACAAAAGAACTTTTGGACATGGTGACATTATTACTTATGACAAGTATAATGGACTTGAACTTTACATCACAGCTGATGATATTATCCCAGCAGGTGACGGTTTTGTTTATACTGTTCAATTAGTTAACAACAACAACTCGGCTATCTTGGATAACAAGTATTTAGCTAAAGGTACTAAATTCTTCAGAAAAGGTTCTGCAAGAGGCGAGTACGGTGAAAGATTCTCTGATATTGAAACAGGTTCTGGTTTCCGTGAATTCTACAACTTTGTAGGAGGTGCAGAAGCTCACGTACACTATTCAATTTCTTCAAGAGCAGACTTAATGATCAAAGGCGGATTAAACGCTGATGGTACAGTGCCTGTAACTGAAATCTGGAGAAACTTTAACACAGACGCTAACAATCCATCTGTACCTAGTATTGAAGGATTAGTTGCAAACATGGGTAAAGCTGGTGCAAGAGAAGCATTTGAAAATGGAACTCTTACACGTACTTTCATTACAAATATGGAAGCTGCACATTTATCTAAAATTGCAACAGATATTGAAACTTACCTAATGTGGGGTAAAGGTGGTAGAATTAAGCAAGATGGACCAGATGATATTAGATTATCTGTAGGTTTATGGGCACAGTTAGATAACTCTTTCAAAAGAGTATATAACAAGTCTTCATTTACTCTTGACATGTTTAAGTCTGAGCTTTACAACTTCTACCAAGGTAAAGTTGAATTTAAAGGACCGGACCCACAAAGATCACTTGTTGTACAAACAGGTATTGGTGGTATGCAATTAATCAACAAGGCAATTGCTGATGAAGTATATGGTTCTGGTTTAGTTCAAAATGCTACTGATGTTGGAGCTGTAACAGGTAAAGGCATGGATTTAGATTATGGTTTTGCTTACACAAGCTTTACTATTCCTTTCTTAGCTAACGTTAAGTTTGTATTGAATCCAGCATTTGATAACTTAAATACAAATGACATTGAGAATCCATTAATTGATGGTAGACCTCTAAGTTCATTTAGCTTTATTATCTTTGATGTAACTGATGAAGGAAATGACAACATTCACTTGTTGAAACTTTCTTGGGATAATCAACTTAAGTGGTTCTACCAAAATGGTACTATGGACTACATGGGAAGAACTCAAGGATTTGCATCTACTGGACAGTTCAATGGATATAGAGTTTATATGACTCAAACCATGCCAGCTATATGGGTTAAAGATCCGACTAAAGTTCTAAAAATTGTAATGAGAAACCCTGTAACAGGAGGATCATTCTAAGAACAATAATTAAAGGGGAGGTGGGTTAAACCTCCTCCCTTTTTATTTTTAACCTTTAAATATAACTGATCATGGCACTAGATATTAAAAGACAAAACAAAACATATGAATTTTCAAATTCAAGTGTTTCTAAAATACTTGCTTCTAAAGCAAGGTTTTACCCTTGCTAAAGTTTTTGACTTTATTGTTGCTCAACTACTGGAATAACAATTTTTAATATGCCTTCTGTATGATATATATCTCCTGTTTTTAAACCAGCTGCAAT